ACGTATTCGTGCACTGGGCAGTCCTATCCGAAAAGGTGATGCGTATCACACTGGCGTGATTCCTTTTTACAAATTATTTCAGGCCGCTACACGTTCCTGTTCACAAGGCGGAGTGCGCAATGGTGCGGCAACACTTTACTATCCAGTATGGCATTTGGAAATAGAAGACTTACTGGTATTGAAAAACAACAAAGGCACAGAAGACAATCGTGTGCGACATATGGACTATGGTGTGCAGTTTAACAAACTGATGTATGAACGCCTGCTCGGTGGGGGTGATATCACACTGTTTTCCCCACATGATGTTCCAGAAGTGTATGATGCGTTTTACGCTGATCAAGACCTGTTTAAAGAGTTATACGAACGGGCCGAACGCAATACCAAACTGCGCAAAAAAACTGTGAAAGCCATTGATTTGTTTAGTGCATTTACACAGGAGCGCAAAGACACTGGTAGAATCTATCTTATGAACGTGGACCATGCTAACACACACGGCAGTTTCAAGCCAGATGTAGCACCTGTTAAACAGAGCAATCTCTGTTGCGAAATTGATCTACCCACAAAGCCCTTGGAACACATCAATGACGAAAACGGTGAAATTGCATTGTGCACACTCAGTGCCATAAACTGGGGTAGTTTCAGGAATCCTGAAGATATGCAAAAGGCCTGTACACTGGCAGTGCGTGGACTGGATGCACTGTTAAGCTATCAAAACTATCCGATCATAGCAGCCGAGTTGGCTACACAGAATCGTCGTCCACTTGGAGTTGGTATTATCAATTTTGCTTACTGGCTTGCTAAGAATGATACCAGCTACACAGATCCAGGTGCACTGGAATTGGTAGACACATGGGCTCAACATTGGAGCTATTATTTGATCAAGGCGTCGGCTGATCTGGCCGCAGAGTTTGGTGCTTGTCCACTGAGCACAGAAACCAAATATCATGATGGCATACTGCCTGTGGATACCTACAAAAAAGAAGTGGACGAATTGGTGGCGCACACTGACAAAGTTGACTGGAGCGGACTTAGAGCACAGTTACAGCAAACTGGCATCCGTAACAGCACGCTAATGGCTCTGATGCCAGCAGAAACTTCGGCGCAGATTTCAAACAGCACAAATGGCGTTGAACCGCCCAGGAGTTTTGTGAGTGTGAAACAGAGCAAAGATGGCGTGCTCAAGCAAGTGGTTCCAGAATATCGCCGTCTCAAAAACCGCTATGAGCTACTGTGGAACCAGCAAAGCCCAGAAGGTTATCTAAAAATCATGGCCATTCTCCAGAAGTATATTGACCAAGGTATCTCTGTAAATACGTCTTACAACCCACAACACTTTGAGGACGAAAAAATTCCAATGAGCATAATGATACAACACTTGTTGATGTTTTACAAATATGGCGGAAAGCAGTTGTATTACTTTAACACCTTTGACGGTTCCGGCGAAATCGACGTTGACAAGATGAACAGCCAACAGCCACTTGATGCAGATGTACCAACTGACGAAGAAGATTGCGACAGTTGCACAATTTAACAAGAGAGATAACAATGAGCGTACTTAATCTAAATAAGAATAGAAATCACACTGAAAGTTTGGCCTTTTTGGATCCAAATGGTGGCGTTGGAATGCAACGCTATGACACACTCAAGTATCGTCAATTTGACAAGCTCACAGACAAGCAGTTGGGATTTTTTTGGCGTCCTGAAGAAGTTGATGTATTGCGTGATGCCAAAGATTTCAAAGACCTCACGCCTTGGGAAAAGCACATCTTTACAAGCAATCTCAAGCGTCAAATTCTGTTAGACAGTGTGCAAGGGCGTGCACCTGCTGAAAGTTTTAACAGCATTGTCAGCCTACCAGAGTTGGAAAACTGGATTATTACCTGGACATTTTCAGAAACGATTCACAGTAGATCTTACACGCATATTATTCGCAATGTATTCAATGATCCAAGCAAGGTATTTGACGAGATGCTGGACATCAAAGAAATTGCGGACTGCGGTCAAGATATTACCAAATACTATAATGATCTTATCGAATCTTCACGTTGGTATCAACTGTTAGGCGAAGGCACTCACATGGTAAATGGCAAGGAAATTGTAGTAGATTTGTATGACCTCAAGAAAAAACTGTGGCTGTGTATTGCCAGCGTTAACGTACTGGAAGGCATTCGTTTTTATGTAAGCTTTGCATGCTCGTGGGCATTTGCCGAACTCAAGAAAATGGAAGGCAATGCAAAAATCATCAAGTTTATTGCCCGTGACGAAAACGTGCATCTCGCTAGCACACAACAACTGATGAAACTGCTACCGCAGGATGACTCGGATTATGCAAAAATTCGCACAGAATGCGAAGCTGAAGTTATACAAATGTATGAGGACGCAGTCGAGCAGGAAAAGTCTTGGGCTGATTATCTATTCAAAGATGGTTCAATGATTGGTCTAAACTCGCAGTTACTCAAGGAGTATGTGGAATGGATTGCTAACAAGCGTATGACAGCAATAGGATTGCCTACACCTTACCGAGGCGGATCAAACCCACTGCCGTGGACACAAAAGTGGATTGCCAGTGGTGATGTACAAGTTGCACCACAAGAAACTGAAATCTCTAGTTATGTAGTCGGTGGTACCAAGCAGGATATTACAGAAGATTCCTTTGCAGGATTCAGCTTATGATCGCAGTGGTATACAGCAAAGACCATTGTCCTTTTTGCGAAAAGGCAAAACAGCTTTTGGCGAATCATGGTATCGAATATGCAGAAAATCATGTGGGTGTAGACGTTACCAGAGAAGAACTGTTGGAGCTTGTACCGCATGCAAAAACAGTGCCGCAAGTATTTTTGTATGGTAATTATATTGGTACCTACGAACAACTCGTAGAATATTTTGAAAACAACACAACTGGTTCAACAGAAGGCAAACTATGAACTTTGAAGCAAACACTATCTACTCCTTGAAACTTAACAGTGGCGAAGAGCTGATTGCACGGGTAACCAAAGCAGAATTTGGCACAATCACAGTAACTCATCCTGTAAGCATGGCACCCAGTCAACAAGGCTTACAGATGATTCCCAGCATGTTCAGTGCCGATCTTGAAAAAACCGTGGATATAAATACTGCTAGTATTGCAATGAGTGCTGTTGCTCGCGAGGATGTGGTTAAAGCATACACAGAGAGCACAACTGGCATTGATCTCAGTGCCACAAAGCAGATGCTAGCAGGATAAAACATGCCGGGTGCAGTAAGAAGAGGTGATCCAAACAGTGCTGGCGGTATTGTTACTGGACCTTCTGCTCCTAGCGTCAGAGTTAACGGTAGACCAGTGAGTGTTCCAGGTGACAGAGTTACTCCGCATCCTTGTTGCGGACTTCCTGGCTGTGCAAAACACTGCGTTGCTCGAACCACAATTGGTAGTACCAGAGTGCGTGCAGAAGGCAAGCCTGTGATTTATGTGGGCAGTCCAGACAGTTGTGGACACTCTCGCGCACTAGGAAGCAGAAACGTAAATGTTGGAATATAGATGAGTTGCAGCGGTGGATTAACAGGATTGGTTTTAACTGCTGCCGGTGGCATGGTTACCAACGGATCTTTATCAAGCACATTTGGATCGGCTCCATTAAGCAGTCTGGCTGGCGCACCACTGAGTTTAAGCGATAGTCTTACAGGCTTGACAGATTTTGCACCAACATTGAACACCATGGTAACAGGACTTGCGGCAATTTCTGGCATCGGTGCTCCACTTGCTGGACTTGGCACTGCAATCAGTGCAATTAACAGTGCTGGCTTTACTTCCAATATGCTCGGAGCATTCAATGCTATACCTAGCGATTTGGGCACTAACGGAGGCCTATTTGATGCAGTTGCTGGATTTGCTCCTAGCGTCAATGATTTACTTACAGATGTCACCGGCGGATCAAGTGTACTAAACGATGCACTAAAATATGCTGGAGATTGGAGTGCACAAACACTGGGCGGTACCTTTGAGGGTATCGGCGGAAATGTTATAGGAGATCCAAAAAAATTCGGCACTATCCTAAACACTGCCAGCAGTTATACTACAAGTGCTAACCAAATGATTAATGCAGCCACAAACAGCACCACACTGGGCACCACATTTACTTCAATGGATAACATAGTAAGTGGAAGCGTAGCAGGCGTAAACCTAGACTTTGGCGGGTTTGGCGACGAAATACAAAAGTTAGGTGCTACTGTGGATTTTGGTAATCTAGAAAA